CGGAAGGATTCAAAGTCAAGTTTAGGAGCATACTCCCATACAGACTCCTTGACTGCTGCCGCCTTCTCTTTTGCTTTTGTCTTTGCTGGTTTCTTAGGAGGTGTCATGCCATCGAGGACGTGCTGCATCATCTCCTTAGACTTCTTATACCCACCAGTGCCACCATGGAATGAGTCATGGTCTCCTGACTGAGCGTGCTTTCTCATAGCAGAAGCAGACAACTTCTCAATAGGATCCTCACTGTTAGGATCACGAGCACCAGCACTCTTGATGTTGATACTCTTAAAGTCGTAATGCTTACCGTTATACTTCTGAGTTAGGTTCTC